TTCTTGGTCATGTTACTCCTGACTGTGAGTGTGGAAGGACTGATTAACACATATATAGAGTGGCCGCGCTGTCTGGGGGTGGTCGGGTCTGAACAAGCCCCCGTCTGGTCATGTTTTGCTGGCATCTGGTCATGGCATTGATTGCAATGTTGCGCGTGTATTGTTTTGCTTTGTGTGTTGATAGCAATACAATTCAACCACCATATTAAACCAGCTCATAACTCTATAAGCCATGCATACATTACATTACAGCATCATGGCTCTATTTGCATACAATTCAACAAACACTGTTTCAATACAACATATAGCATTGACTGGCAATAATATACACAACATTTAGTGCTATTAAATTTATTTTGCAATTATTGCATTTTATTGTTGACAGCTATATCAACCGTTGCTATTTAAAGGATATAACATGCAATCCTTGCACATAACAACAACGGAGTTAATACAATGAATTTATCACAACAAACATATGACGCATTAATGGCTATTGATGCATACGACATGAGCGATACAGAATTTCATGTCATTTTTGACATATGGTCGGCTCTTACTAATAACGACATGTCACCAAAGAATCCAGCTCACGGTGAGCTAGTGTCTCACTTGGCTAGTGAATTACAAATATAATAGAAGGGAGTTAATACGATGATATATGACATTATGACAGAAACAGATTTCCGTAATAACAAATTTTTAAGAGAGGCTTTCAGCTATGAAGCTATTACCGCATTATTTGAATGGTTCGATGAATTGTCGGAATCAGGCGATATTGAATTTGACCCCGTAGCAATAACTTGTGAATGGTCGGAATATGGCGAGACCGATTTGTTTACAGATTACGGCTATTTATTAGGCGATGATGAAGGCCAAGAACTAGATAGCTTATTAGAGATATTAGAAAGCAATACAGCAGTTATTAGGCTTAAAACTACATATTTAATAGAAGCATTTTAAGGACGCTTAATAAAGGCTAGTGTTTATGATTGCCCTGTTACCTACTAGCAGGGCAACGATAAGCGACTAGAACACGCTTAAAACGCCAATAATGGCATAATCAAAAGAGAGGTAAGACAATGAGCAATATTGAAAAGTTTGCGGAAGCAATAGCAGCAATAATATTTATGTTAACAATTTTTGGCGCGGCATGGTTTGCGCTAGTGATATGGAGTTAATACAATGGATGATAAAGCAAGAAAAGTAATTACAAGTATGTATTTAGATTATGTAAATAATTTTTTAACAGTGGATGCATTCGCTCAATATTATTATTTGCCAGTGGGTGAAGCGCGGCAAGTTATAGAGCAAGGCAGAAACATACAGAACAACATAACAGAGAAAGGATAGATTATGTGGAGTTTAGATGGATATAAGCAGCTTCATTACAACGCTGTAAAAACAACGCAAGACATAAAAGTATGTAAGGTTAAAAACCTACCGTCAAAAAAACCTAAGTTAAAATTACAAAAGCATATCGAAACGGGTATATGCTTGATGCTTCACACTATCGAAGACAGAAAAGTGTTAGAGATTCGCGGTTATGATGAAGACTGTAAGGAATTTTCCTACAAATTTCACTTTGAAAACAGCCAAGAACAAACCTTAAATATGAAGGCTTTGGGGATTCTTGGAGATGTTCATAAACTTAAAGTTAGTTTGGATGATAAAGAACAACATAACAGAAAGGAAGTAGATTATGTATGTAGCATTTTGGGCTAAGTTAGAGCCACAAACAGGGCGCGTCAGGACACACTGGCAAGTAACTGATACAAGCGAGGGCGCGTTAGACGTACTGGCTGACGTTAAAGACTTTGAGAATACTTTATCGCATGGCACTGCCAAGATAGAGACAGCTAGTGCGCTTGAATGGCTAGAAGTAAATGAGAATTGGGGCGTAGATAAATGACATCAGAATTATTCAGAGAGACACGAATAAAGCTCGGTTACTCGATAGAGCAATGGGCTGATAGATTAGGACTATCAATCAGGACTATCTATTACTATGAATCAGGTGAGGTGCCTATACCTAGAACGGTATCGCTATTAATCAGCTCGATAAAGCTAGAAGAGGAATAGCCATGTCTGACGTGTATATAATCAGCTTACTTTACTTTACCTTATTAGCAATCCTTTTGCTGTGGAGGTCTAGTTGAGCAAGATAATTCAATTCCCAGAGAGAGAGAAAAAGAAAATGAAATCATACAAAATATATATGACAGAGGAATATGTCATCCACATTCAGGCAGATGATGAGCAAGATGCAGCCGATGAGGGTGCGAAAATGATAGGCGATTGTCCAGAAGATTACTGCATAGGCGGTAGCATACAAGTAGAGAGGATAGAGTAAAAATGGAATTTAATGAACAAATTGAAAAAGAATTTTTAGCAATTCATAATAAACTTAAAAATGCTATTGAAAACATGGATGATGGCAGGGATTTGACTCTAACAGATATCAGAGAGATAGAGAAAGCAATGCATTACATAAGACATATTTTTGACTTTAAGCCACCTAGAGAAGACAGCTCATATTACTGTGATTATGTTTTAGGAAAAGATGGAAAGTAACATTGCCACGCGACAATCATTGCAGTGCATTGAGCAGAGCTATGTTCAATGTACTGCATCAAATGCACCACAATGAAAATGTTTTATATATAAATAACAATTAGGTTTGCAGTGCAATGAGCAGAGCAATGAAACATGGCAGAGCAATGATTGTTGCGCGACCATGTGAACAATGAGAATTTAAATACAATATTTTTTATTGACCGTCAATAGGGTCATAGAGGAGAAAATACAATGTTAGCAGAAGCAATTACCTGTCTAGCTTTAAACATCTACTTTGAGGCTAGGAATCAATCAACCATAGGACAAATAGCAGTAGCACAAGTGACCATGAATCGAGTCATGGATGAGCGTTTTCCTAACACGGTTTGTGAAGTTGTGAAACAAGGTCAAACCTATTCTTGGAAACCAGAGCTGCCAATTAGAAACAGATGTCAGTTTTCATGGTGGTGTGATGGTAAGTCTGACATACCAAAAGATACGCAGGCTTATGAGAAAGCAAGGTTAGTAGCAGTCGGTGTGTATATGGGATACTTAGATGACTTTGTAGATGGTGCAACACATTACCATGCAAACTATGTTATGCCTGATTGGTCAGAGAGTAAGCAGTATATTGTAAGAATCGATGACCATGTTTTTTACAGATGGGAATACTAAATAGACTGCAAAAATTTACACTGCCCTGCAACAGAGACAGGAAAACTAACAGACAGCTCTGTTAAAATCTGTATCTCTTCTACTCTGTAGGGCAGTGACAGCTCACATTGTTGTAACGTTCTGTAACTTTCATCACTTGTCGCATATAAGCACCTGTCAGGGCTAAAGCAAACAAGTATGATAATTATAAACATTCTCTCACCAGCATAAACCAAGTAGATAGAGAAATGGTAGCAGTGTTATCCTTGCCTGCATAGTCAGGACTGATAGAGGACAGCAAAACAACGCATCTGATAGGCTGTCTGTCATACTTATAGATTAGGACAGGCTGATTATGTGCAGCATTAGCCGCCTTAGTTGCCTGTTCCCACCACTCAGGCCTATAACCGCCATTAGAGCCACGTGTAGAGGCGTAACGCTTACACTCGATAGTCCAGTCATCCAAGCCTATTAAATCACCTCTGTCGGCCTTCCTATACTGCTCTAGGTCACGCTCAACTTTAATACCGAGATGCTCATCGATTAGCTTTGCAACTTCTCTTTCAAAGGCCGCGCCTTTAGCTCTTCCGTTCGTCATTTTTTACCGCCATAGCATAGCCGCCTTGGTCGTGGTGATAGCTATGAACAAACTCACGTTCATACCATTCACCGCCAGGCAGTTGCCCCTTCTTAATATAAATTACTTTAATGGATTTTGATGAGCCGAATACGCTCGTTGTCGTTTCTGGACTGGATGTATCCGAGCGTTTCACAAAGTTCACAATCCGTGTCAAATTCTTTTTCAATAATAATGTCAGCGATGACAGCCGAGACAACATTAATGTACCAACCTTCACCATCACACTTGGGACACGTCACTCTGTTTGATGGCTTGCGCCTGTTTGTAGAAGTCATCGTGAGTCACTTGCCCTTGCGTCCAAAAATCAATAGCCAGTATTGTTTCGGGCCTTGGAAATCTATTGCCTTTGATTATACGACAAACACCAGCAGGTGACAGCTTTATTTTACGAGCAAACTTAGCTTGGGATATACCCTCTTTCTTTAAATAGTCTATTAACTGCATGTTTTCACCTTTCTTTCTAGGGGGGAATAAAAAAAAGTTTTTCCCCTCTTGTATTTTTTTTTCTAACATAGTGTTGACAGATGGTAAAGCATTCATTACTGTCAAAATTATAGACAGACTGGAGAAGTTATATAATGCAACATGATACACCAGAATACAGAAAGTTTTTCGGTGCTACACACAATAGCGCATCGGGTGCGACACAGTCACTTGATGAGCATGTGTTGAAGCTAAAAATCAGAAAAGATTATGACGTTTACTTTCCTTTTGCAGCCAAACCCAGAGCTGGACAAATAGTACAGATGGCATGTGATTGGCATTTAGGTCTAGATGAATACAGCCCGATACAAGGCCAGAAGAAAGGCATGGATATAGACTTGGCTATACGAAAAGCTATGACTGAGTTTATGACATACCAACCGCGCCAGTTTGATGATGGCAAGGACGCAGAAGACTATCAGGAAATAAAGAACCATATCCCACAGATGGTGCATCATGCGGTGCAAGGATTGCAACAATACTATGGCGATTGTGAGATGGAAGGTGAGTTCCAGAGATGGCTAGAAGTAGATGACATAGATGTGCCGACTATGCTCTTCCTAGACTTTGCAGGGGATGGCAAACAGCTTGATTTAAAATGCAGTTTCCCCACACGTAACCCACCACGAAAGGACGGAACGAGGACATGGCGTATCCCTAAACCAAAGACCGAACCAACTCGACAGCAAGTGATGCAACAGGCTGTGTATTGGAAGGCAACTGGATATACGCCTGGATTGCTTTTTGTGACAGCAGATGGATATAACATCTGCAATCAAGAAAACTGTCAGGCATTATCTTATGAAAATTTGGAGGTTGCGTATCAGGAAGTCGTTTCCCGATGGCGCATTATACAGAATTTGTTGAAGGCTGCCAACGGCTCATGGAAAAATCTTTTCGGGCTAGTGTACCCAGACTTTCAGCAGATATCACAGTGGCATGGCCCTGAGATACTTAAAATTGCAAAACATGAATGGAGTTAAAAGATGCAAGAGCAAGTTTATTCAGCTTTAGATTTAGCCAAGGCGCTAAACATAAATAGAAATAGTGTTTACTACCAAGTAAAGAATGGCAGTCTGCCAAGGCCTAGCATGAAAGTAAGGACTAGAAAACGAGGCCCACATACATATGTATGGAAGCAATCTGACTTAGAGAGCAATCCTTACTTTAGCAAAGCTATTGTTCCAACTGTAGAAAGTTCGACATTTATGGCCAAAGCAAAAGAGATGCGCGAGGAACTTGGGCTACCTGAAATAAAAGAAATGGTTACAGATAATGAGCTGCTCAGAGACGCTATTGAGATGCGCGTAGACAAGCTAGAAGAGAACATGAAGCTAATAGAAAAGGTAGTAGATTTAATGAATGAAAGAAAGGAAAAGAAGTGGTGGCAGATTTAAAGGAAGCAATGGCAAAAGTTGCCGAGCTAAACAAATCGCATGGCGTTAAACAACGTGGCGGTAAAATGTACACGCAAGTCGTGCATAGAATGGAAGCCTTCAGACAGGTATTCGGTACTGAATTTGGGGTTGACACAACTGTACTTGTTGATGATGGTAATAAAGTTGTTATTAAAGCTATCATTACAAACTCAGACGGTATGGTAGTTGGCTCTGGGATGGCAGAGGAAATACGAGGTCAAGGTCACGTTAATACTACATCAGCCTTAGAGAATGCAGAAACATCTGCAATAGGCAGAGCGTTATCGTCAATCGGTCTAGCTGGCGGTGAGTATGCGTCTGCTAATGAGATGGAAGCTGTGCCACGCAAGGCAGAGCTAATAGCTAAAAAGGAGGATACCAAGCCAGTTAAAGCTATGGCTGATGTAATTAAGAACACAGATGACTTTGACGCAGCCAAAGACAAAAGGCTTTATGTAGAAATCAAAGCTAAGTTAGAGGCTTGCGTTAGTGTTTCAGACGTTAATTCAATTTACATAAAGAACAAAGCATTCCTAGAAGCGCTTACAAAAAGAGACTCTGAAAGAGCAAAGCACTTCAAGGATATGTTTTTAAATTACGAATCTAAATTTTATAAAGGAAATTAAAATGTCAACAAGAGAATGGACAAAAGTAGCAACAATTAAGCTATGGAAAAACGATGATGGCGGCAAAGCAATAGCTAGTAACGCATCATTCAAGCCTTACAAAGATGGCGCCAATCAAGACATTACATTATATGGTGATGTAAAATACTACGCACGTTTATACGAAAACGATGACGGCACATATTCTGTAACGCTTACAGTACCAGCAGATGCCTTGCCTTCAGGCGGTGGCAGTAGCGGTGGCTTTGACATGAAAAAAGAAATGGCAAAGTCTGATGAAGAGCTAGTCGATGAGATTCCTTTCTAATTCATAAGGTAGGCTGTACCTCCCATCGCTGCCCAAGGGGTGTGGCGAATCGCGTTTTAATGCAGTAAGCGACACTGTTAAAGCCAAGCCTACCGAGCGCTTTTTCTCTCCGTTTTGAGCGCTTTTGTATTGGTAAATTAAGACAACCCCTATTAACTATGAGGCTAACATGAACAAAGAAGACTTACTAAAGACAGCTCTTGACGCTGTAACTGTACGAGGCTCTGCTTATGGCGATGCTTATACAAACCACAAACGCATAGCAGATATCTGGTCTGTTATATTGCAAACAAAAGTACGCCCTGACCAAGTGGCTCCCATGATGATAGGTGTAAAACTAGCTAGGCTTATAGAAACACCTGACCATGAGGACTCCTATGTTGATATGGCTGGGTATGCAGCGACAGGCTCACAGGTTAAGGATGATGAAAAGCTAATAGAGGTAGGCAGCTCAAGAATAATAGATGATTAAAAAAAAGGGGCCTACTAGCCGTGAGTTAGCAATGCGCCAGATTGCTTGTGACTATTGCGGCAAAAAACATTTCGTTAAAGATGGTGATTGGGTAATCACAGCAAGCAATAAAATCCTGTGTGACTACAACACAGAAGATGATTGCTTTCACAAAAACAAGAGGGATGCAAATGAGCGCAGAAAAGTTCAAGAAACAACTAGGGAAACTAAATGAGGAAGTAATAAATTTTCATAAATATGAAGAGAAAAAAAGAGGTGGCTATGTAGCCAGATGGGTGGGTGTATCTAACAAGTTTAAAAACGAAACTAGGAAAAAACGGGCTGGTTTGTAATGGTAGTTAGAAACGGTATTCCCATCATGTTTAAAGACACATCTACTATGAACCATGCAATGAAGACAACTCAGTATGGTGACTTGTACGAGACAGATGACGTTAAACAATACAGGTATTTATGTAAGCGCCTAGCTTATGCTAAGTTCTACTATGTTAAGAAAAGATTTCCAGACGGGAAACATTACAAAATAAGAGTGTTGCCCGACAATATATTTACAATGAAGTTATAAATATTACTTTTTCTTTTTCTTCTTCTTCATAGCCATTGAAGTTGCTGGCTTCTTCTTCATAGTCATTGACTTCTTTGGACGGCCCATCTGTGAGCCATAAGTTCCCTTCCCCATCGGCATTATTTTCTTCCTTTCTTTGCTTTGTTTCTTTTGGAAATAGCTGACGCTTTCTTTCTTGCGTCAGTTTTAGAGGACGCACCCCATGCCCTGAGCGATAATAACAACCGTGTCGGTTTGCCATTCTTCTTTTCTGGCCCCTTCATGTTACCCATGCGAGCCAAGAAACTGGCGCGTCTAGGATTGTCTCCTGATTTTACAGGGCGTTTTAAGTTAGAGCCAGTGGTTTTTTTAAAATGTTTTCTGCCAGCCTCGTTAAGACCGCCTTTAGGGTTTTGAAATCGTTTAGCTACCATTGCTTTTCTTCTTTTTCTTCATGGCTTTAAAGTCAGCACCAGTAATCTTGTCACGTGGAGATGCTGCTTTAGCTAGTTTCTTTTGCTTTGGTGAATATTTTGAACCTGGCATTATGTTACCTTTCTATACTTGCGTGTTTTCTTTGCTATTTTTTTGGGCTGGGATACAAACTGCTTACCTTTTTTAGTTCCTCTTCGTTTAGCCGCAGTGGTGGCTGCGTACTCCTTCTTCGAGAGGCTCTTGATAGCTGCTGACGGTAGATACCGTTCTCCAGTCTCACTGGATTTCTTGCCACTTTTAGTTCTCCACTTCTGTTTCCCCCATTGCTTGAGGCTTCTTTGTGATTTCTTTAATGC